AGGGCGTGGATCGGGTGGCCAGGATCGCGGCCCTCTAGGACGGCGCTGATCATCGGGTAGGCGAGATAGACAAAGCCAAAGCCCTTGGACGCCCGCTCGCTGACCGCTTGCAGACGACTGCCGACCGCCTCAGACCCTAGGGCGCTAAGTTCAGCGCGATTGAGCACCTCATAGCCATTGTCGGCCGTCGAGAGGGCCAGATCCCACGGCATGGAACGTTCGAGCATCTCGGCCAGACCTTGGGCAAGGTCTGGCTCAAAGACCCCCCCACCCCCCTTCTGAATTTATTTTAGGATCCCCCACCCACCCAAATTTTTTCGGCAAAAAAATCCACAAAATAAGTCGATCATACATAGTATACAAGGAAACGACATATGAATCTAAAAGAATACTATAAAGAAATACTCAATACCCTATTATCGGAACAATATCTAGATGAAGCAAGTAATGCAAGAAGAATACGCCGACTTGGAAATCGAGTGGAAAAAGGAGGATCGCTGCAGCCTGGCCAAGCAGAAGCAATACTCCGACAGGCGAGTACAGATCCTAATTTGGGGGGTAATAACTCAGAAGAGCGTACGATTGGAAACATGAATCGACAATATCATAATTACGCGCCGCCTAGAATAGCAACGAAGGACGCTATGGGCAATATGATGCGGCGGTCGGGTGGTCTAGTTAAGATCTATAGAGGCATGCCTGATGCTGAACGAGGCGCCGGCGCAGAATCTCTTTTGAAAAGGTTTGGAATGGATGGCATGAACCAAATGGTTCGGCCAGGAGGACCAAGCGAAGCTCAACGCCGAGCCGTCAAGACACTCAAAAAACAAAATCAAGCACTTCGCATTGGTAAGATTGTCAAGGAAGACATTGAGACTCCTCTGCGTAACGCTGAAAACAATAAGGCTATAAAAAAGCTTGAAGATACATACAAAAGCAGAATTGAGAAAGCGGCTGCGATTCCCAACCCTCATGTACGAAGCACCGCCTCTGATAATGCGCTAGAACGTGCGAATGATACACTAACGAAGTTATCGAAAAGAATCGCCCTACAGAAAAAAGAACAGGCATCTAGATTTCGTATCGGCATCGGCGGCAAGAGAAGAAAGACAAAATAAGTCGATCCTAGAAACTACTATATGAAATCTTTTAAAGAATTTATGATTGAGGCAAAACTCCAGTTCAAGCGTAAGACCTTTGATGCGGACAAACTGTTCGGAGCTGGTGGAAAATTTGATCCAGCAGATCCGAGTGCTCCGAAAGAAAGATCTTTCGTGACTCCAAAAGAACCTTCAGCGGCGCAACGCTTGAAGAGTCGCTCGAAAGGTTTGACCTCTGCAAAGAAGCCAAAAAAAATTAAGAAGCCAAAGAATCTAACGCAGAATCTGGGAATAGATCCGAGATATCCTAATCCTAATGGTAAATTCTATAAAAGTGATTCTCCATTACATTCATCCAAAGATGCACATACATCAAGCGCAAGGCAAACTCCTGATGGTGACATAATGTCGTTTCATAATGAAGCACTCAGACATGTAGCAACTGGGAAGACTCGCATGGTGCCTTTACATATCCTCAGTCAAAGGATGCCGCACCTCGGAGGTACTCAATTCACAATACATACCTCTAAAAATGGGGATGCTATTCATACATATTTTCATCCAGACGGAGGACATGAAGATGATGAGGGGTATGAACCTGTCTGGGCAGGACAAGTCGCAAAAGACGACGACGAAATACCAGGCCATACAAGTCATCCCGATGCGCCATTCAGAGTCACTCATGAGCATGCCGAAAGTCTAATCCATGCCGAACATCTTCTTAATACAATACGGAATGGAAAAAGTAAGGGAAAATCAGTATCAGAACATCATGGTATAGATACAGATGAAGATACAGATGAAGATACAGATGAAGATTAAGTTCATCCTACATATAGTATATGAAAAACTTTAAACAATATCTACAAGAAATGCCAGAACGTGCAGGAAGTCCAGAGGATGGTAATACTGGATATGGTCTTCCACGCAAAAATAGTCGATTTTATCCTGCTAAGAATACACGACCCACGGGTCCAGGAACAGAGTATCATATGGAAACTCTTCTTCAAGCATATAAAGCAAGAAAAGCAGCAGAAGCAGCCGCGGCAGCTGCTGAAGCAGCAAAATCTGCTGGCGAACAAGAGCCCGAGCACTGGCGTGACTTTCCAACCGATGTTAGATATGATCAGTATGGTGATCAGGACTAAAAAACAAGGAAACATCCATGAAAGAATTTTATAAAAAGAGATTAAACGAAGCTATGTTTGAAAAGCTTTTTGGTGCAGAAAATCCAACTCGAAGCAGTTCTATGGATAAAGATAGATCAGTTCCTTCAGCTAAACCTGCAAAAAAAGGATTACTATCTAGAGTTATGACAGCACTCGGTCGAGGCCGTGGCACAGTTTCTAATAAACCAGCAATACCAACAGAAGATTCTATGTATGGTCGTGGAGAAATACAAGTCCCACAAGGTGGAAGAGTCGCAAGTCGGCCGGCACCAGAACCCAAGTATAGTCGGCCTCCAGCAGAAGAAAAAAAAAAGTAACTAAACCAGAGATTCTTGCGCCGGGAGTACGGAAGATGAACCCCGAAGAAGTCGCAGCAATGCGGCCGACTTCGGCTCCCGTGTTATCTCCAGATCATCCCAGAGTAGAAGATACTATTCGAAATATTGTTAACGCTCATTTTGGTTCGACACCAACATCGACACCAACATCGACACCACCGATGAGTGGTGGACTAGGCAGAACTACTTCAAATAAAGATCTAAGAGCGTCACAAGCAGAAAGAGCTCAATCTCGTCGTTCTGTAACACCAGAACCTGGAATACCCGAAACTCGTGATGGGTTTAAGTCGCCTGGCGCGGCTGCAAGAAAAGGATTACAGGAAATCGTAGACTACCCTACTGGAAGATTTGTTGAGGATCGATCTCATCCAATGGTAGATGGTAATTGGACTACCACACATTTAGGTGAACATAAAGGACATCCTAGTAAAACAACCGTTACAAGTACAACAGATAGATTGCCTGGTTGGAAATCCGGCAAACCTAGCCCCGGCCCCGTAAGAACCACATATGAGATTACAACAAGATATGGACCTACAACTGATACTGGCAAAAGATATAAATTTAAAACTAAACCTATACTAGTTTCTCATATCCGGCCGCACCATTTAGTTGGATCGGAAGATCTTATCATGGGCGATGTACATCCAACAATTAGGGACACTATGCTGGATCATATTCGGCGCCATGATACTACATTACATCCAGAGAGTCCAGATGTCACAGAGTTAAGTTCAGGAAGGGTATTACCGACAACAATGGGCGGAGGCTCACTTTCTGTTGGCACAGTACGAGAACATGAGTTTAGTAAACGAGGTCCTATGGATGAAGGATTCCTTAATACGGCTGGTCATGTATTGAAAGAAGAACATGACGATCTAATAAAAGAAATAAGTCCTGTGATGTGGATACACAAAGATAGTATATACGGAGGAGGATATGAAGATGGTCATGATCATAATTACCTTGCACAACAGATATTAGGGGACTATGGTAAAAGACCTGAAGGTAATTACAGTGATCAGGTTCTTGGTCTAGGCGGATGGACTAGGTTAATGAAAGTAGGAAAAAACCAATTTGAAATTGAATCAGCATCACATGATGCATTACGACATAGTGTTAGACGAATACACCCTCATATTGCAGGTCAGAAGGTTCGTCTTGAAGTTCGAGATCCAAATAATGCAGATCCTGCTCACGTTTGGAGTAGATCAAATGTAGATGACAAGCAATTGAGAGACTATATCAAGCACGGACATCAAGCACGTTCACTTAGAAGTAATTCTATATTGAAGGAAGTTACTACAGGAACAGGAAGACCAATAGATATAGAACAAGGTGAAAGACTAGGAAATCTGAAGGATAGTTTAAAACGTAAGTTAGAGATGCAAAGATCTTCTGGTATTGAAGATAATGCAACTTATAAAGATGCACCACATGCATTTAGAAGACAAGATTCTACAAGAGATAAACTAGCTCGTATTTTACAATTGATGTCAGCTAAGGGTGGTAATGAAAACGCAACTAAATCTAGTAATGATAATAGAACGAATCGTAATGATTATCGCAATCAACATAAAAAGTAAAACATGTTCAACAAAAATATAACAGATGATGTATTAAAAAATTATATGACGGATGGATCTGATTTTGGATTCAGTGTCGTAAATTCTAATGAACTTAATTCTATACTTTCTCCTGTTGGTGACAGTGAAGAAATAAAAGCAATAAAAGAAAAACTAGATCAGATTCTAGAATTGAATTCTTCATGCGATGGTGCATTGGCGGTAAAGGCACAATATGATGTGTTGTTGAATGCTCGCTTACTAGAAATAGAAAAGAATGTCATTCCTCTTTTAATAAATCTAAAAAAGAATAAAGAGAAGGATTATATTCATTGGCCTGGTCCTGCAAGAGAAGCACAGTGTGATTTACAGATTCATAAATTATTAGGTCTTACTCGAAGCAATTTATAGACTTAAGTCTTTATCTTGATTAGATGTAATATGATCATTTATATGATCTATATACCCAAGATTTCTTAGTTCTTTAAATATTATATTCTCGATAGAGAATTCACCAGAGTGTTTTAATCCAGCAATTCTCATATTCTTTAACTTTTCTTTTAATTTTAAAAAATGCTTTATTGGTGATTTAGAGGATATCATAGAATCGATCTTATCCGCATATTCTTCCACCTTGGTTTGAATTTGATTAGATTCTGGTCTCACTTGTTCGTGTTTGGGATGCTTTATCCACTCGTCATGAAGGATGCTATAGACCCCCTGATCGCTCGGAGACGGCGCCCCAACGGCTTGTGCGTATAACTCGACATCATGACCATATATTGATATATCGTGTATATTACTCCACAGTTCTTTCTTATCCTTAAAATACTCATCGAACATCTTAGGATCTTTCTTATAGTCGTTTTTATCAATTAAAATGTGTAAATCTATATCTGAATGTGGCGTATAGTTGAAATTAGCATTTCCCCCAACCATTAAGATATCCCGTATTGTATCCTTTGGAATATTAGAAAATTCTGCCCATGCGGAAGCTATCTTCAATAAGTGCATTCTTACCTCAGATTTGAGGGTATCGGTATCCCATAGTTTTGGATTCAATTCACTATGATATTGTGAAGTTAGTGTAATTGCCTCTTGAAAATATTGCTTAAATGATATCATAGAATATACTATATGTATAAATATAGGTGTACAGGGCATGCCCAAGGATTACGTCCTTGGTGCGTAAAAGGAATTTCGCTACCTTTGTACCAGCATAGTAGAAAAGACGCCACTATTGTGGCGTTTTTTCTTTGATATATACTATATGAGAGATATAAACGAAGGATTGGTTAAAAGAGTAAAGAGAGCTGTACAACGTATGTTTACTGGAAAGACTCCAAGAGCTGCTTTGTCCAGAGCAGAAGGTAGGGCTGGTATTGCTGGAGCAGCTACAGTTAAAAATGCCATTGTAAATAATAATAATCCTGAGTCATATAAGAGAATATCTGATATTATAAATCTTCCTAAACATGTAGAGCGTGTCGAGAAAATAAAAAAAATAACAAAATTACAAGAAGTGGTATCTAGGATAAATGAAGCTAAGAAGGAAAAAAAGATAATATATTTTGACTGGCCTGGTTATCCTAATAGTGAAGTAGTAGAAAAGACTCCAAGAAAACTAAAACCAATTATACCTGCACCAATTAAAGATAAAGGTAAAGGTAAATAAAAACAGACACCCTTTCGGATGTCTGTTCTTTTTATAATATAAAAATTATATATTAGGCAAACCAACCGTTGACAAAGCCGACGATTAGTTTTGCTCCTGCTACTACAAACGGAAGCACTGCTAAAGCTACCGCAAGGTGGATTGGGTTCTTCCAACAAAAGCAACACTTCGATTCAATTGGACATGTTTTTGTACTCATAGGTTCTCCTTTCTTTTATTAAAATTTGATTGACAATGAAGCAGACATTACATAGTTTTGTTCTGCGCTTGCATTGATATTCTGATACACTGGGATGGCTACGCTACCATTTAAATTTACGTTATCTGTGATATTCCATTGAGCGTTAGGGCCCATTAGGATATTTTGCTGACCATTATCGGATACCGTATAGTTTTGCCATACAGTTGCACCGACATTAAACTTATCACCTAAAGGACAAACAATAGATGAATCTGCTGTAAGAATATCGTCAGATACTTTACTACCAAATGGCAATGAATATGCATCACCAGTAACGAATTCATAATTAACAGTCTGCACAAACTTTGCTCCACTCCAAGGCAGAAGATATGTAACAACTCCACCCAATGTTGGATCTACAGATGATGCACCAAACTCAGTTTCCATTGGAGAGTTCACTCCAACATTAAAAGCAAAAGAGATAGAATCATTCTTCCATGCATTCCAAATAAGATCCAATCCGATAGCACCAAGATCGGTACTGTCATCGATATAAACTGGGATATCAAGACTAGCGGTAAAAGTGTCATTGATTTTATAATTCACACCTTGAACCAGTTGAAACAGTGTAGTATCACTATTTGGCAGTTCTCCGCTTTTATAGTTGACTAATGAGAACGTGTCACATATTGAAATATTATCTACAAAATTTTCTGTTGGTGTCACAGTAGCAGTTTGTCCAAAACAAACACTAGACGATATTAAAACACAAGCTAATGATTTTATCATTTTTCTCCTTAAAGTCTTATGAAGCATTTACGCTACTTCATTTCTGGGGGTAGAGTATCTATATGGATGGCAACACGACTTTAGCATATGGCAGAAAAATAATTAGGCATAGTGGATTTACATTGAATAATCAAGGATCTAATAGTAAAAAACTATAAATATTCATATGAGTATGACCTTCAAACAATTTCTAGAAGCAAAACAACTGTTATTATTTGAGCCAGAACCTACAGAGGTTTCTCCTGCAAAAATAACAAAAAAATTAAAAGAAAATCATTCTTGGTCTGAATTTAATTATCGGTTTGGAGAAGATCCCAAAAAAACAAAACGAAAGGCAAAGAAGTTAAGAAAAAAATTTGGCATACAATTGGATATGCCAGGAGACTATAAGTAGTGATAAAAAAAGAGGCAATAGAAAGAGAAATATTATTGCAATACTTGACACAAGGAGTATGCAAGGTATACTTTAATAAAGTCACAAATGGAAGATTCCGTTCTTTATATTGCACATTAATACCATCAATCATCCCTTTAACCGTGAGGGGTGGATTAAATAATATATTCAGTCCCATGCTTCCAGATTTAGATTTATTACCCGTGTACGATGTATTAGATAATTCATGGAAAAGTTTTAGGTTGCGTAATGTTATATATTTTTACACAACAAAAGATCTATATGAATCAGCAACAGAAAATAGAAAAATTAAACAAATAGAAAGTAGAATATGATTAAGGTATTAAGTGATATGGAATGTGGATATATTTTTCAGACAGAATTATATACAGAAGAACATATGGAAATGTATGGAGCAATAAATCCATATATTAGTTTCTCAAAAAATCATGATGGAAAGGTTTGTTTAAATTTTCATCACTTCAATGTAGATGAGATGATTGACGGATATACTATAGAGCAGTCAGAAGAATTGATGAATACTATTGCAGTAGCTAAACAATATGCAATAGATATGAAGATGGATGAATCACAAAATCTACTCTTCGAACAAGAAGATAGTAACAAAGGAGATATGATGATTAATAGAAATAATGATACGTTTGTAATTAAGTTAATTGAACTATCCACCGAATGTATAGACATCTATGAAAAATATCTTCTAGATCAAACAGATCACAATTCACTTGCCAAGAAAATGAAACAATTACGAACTCACGTTTCTAAGTTCATGGGAATGAATAAGATAAAGGTATCTGATACTAAATCTCCTCCAGAAGATTTTTGATGCTCCTGCCATAAGGCGTGCCTTATAAGTTTTGCCTTATCTAAGATAAAGCTTGACAAGACCAAAATAAAGAGTATAATTAACCTGTAAATGATGGTTACTGAAATGAAACTCGCAGTAACCATCCAATCTTTAAGAGTTCAAAAGTTTTCAAGGAAACAATTTATTATGCCAAAGTGCAACACAACCCCTACTCTCACCAAACAACGCCAAGTCCTTAACCATCTCTATCGTGGATGGGGAATCGACTCGACGGAAGCAACCAAGAAGTACGGTGTCAAGAACCTCCGTTCGACGATTAGTTCAATTCGTACTCTCGTAGAGAAGTATGGAAATTGGGAAATCATCACGGACTCGAAGGGTCGTTACTTTATGCAGGATACTCATCCTGGCGACCGAACATATTCCTTCCGCAAGGATGGAACTCGGTTCATGGCTAACGCCTAAATCATCACCCGATGAATTTGGAATCAAGGGGCTCGCAAGAGCCCCTTTTTTCTTATTACTTGACTTTTTTGGTTTTCACACTATAATCATATGGTAACAATGACGCATAAAGAACCTATCGTGTTTGATATCAAGATGCCAAAGATTTATATTGCCGGACCTATGTCAGGTCATCCAAACGGCAACTTTGAAGCTTTCTTTGCAAAAGAGAAGCAATTATTATCTGAGGGATGGGATGTAGTTAATCCTGCTAGAATGGATGTTGAATTAGGTATAGATCCTAATCAACTAGGAAAGTATGATTACGAAGGCTGTGCAAGGAGAGATATCGAAGTGTTATTTGAATGTGATGCCATCTATATGCTTGCAGAGTTTCAATACTCCAAAGGTGCTTGTTGGGAACGAGCTCTTGCAAAACATCTTGGATTAAAACGATACTATGAGATTCCTAGAGCAGATCATGAATTTCCAAAGGACTCTACTAATATCACACAAGGAGCAGACTAATGGCAGGACATAGACTATTTATTGATATACCTTTAGAATATTCAGAAGAAGAAGCTACTCAAAAATCTTTAATGATTTTAAAAATATTATCAGAAAACATAGATGCATTGAAAACTAATGGAGTCGGCCAAATCAATTATAGATTAGGGCATGATGAAGATAGACAGACTAGTAATTATTTAATCAAGACAGATACAGGTCATGTATCTAATAAAAAATGTAAAATTATTATTGATCATACGCAATAATCTAGTATAATGATAACATCAGGGCAGGTAGTTCAGTCGGTAGAACCGTTCGCTTATAACGAACGATGCGTGGGTTCGAGTCCCACCTTGCCCATTTAGGCCTCGTCGTCTAGCCTGGTCTAGGACACCTCCCTTTCAAGGAGGACACATGGGTTCGAATCCCATCGAGGTCATTGTTAAGATCTGGTTCAAAATAATAGAAATGTAACATATTGTATGATCACTGCTCTATTTTATTGTTCTGGTATTTGTTTTTTTACTGCCTTTTCTATGTGGATGTATAACATCGCATATACTCGTGGATATGAGATTGGTAAACATTCTGGATTCTCAGAAGGTCTATTTAAATGTTATGAGAATAAAAAATCAAGAAATAACTTGATTTCTTATTAAGGATTGGTATCCTATATACCATAGGAGTTTTTATTATGAAAAAATACTATTCTAAAATTGAAGTTGACGGTCGTTGTGTTAATCTGTTATTGACAGAAACAGAAGTCGCGAAAGCGCATAAAAGAGCGATTGCCGATTCTGAAAAACATGGTATAACCGAATCGATGTATGGTGTTTGTTGGCCCACAGCACAACCACCTAAATGTTCATTGTGGGATAGGATCATGGGTCGGTGTGATTGTGATAACAAAAAGGAAAATCATGAGCAAAGTTAAAATTATTCGTTTGATGAGTGGTGAAGAAGTTATTGGAAATATTACTGAAACAATGGAAGGAACAAAGATTGTAGCGTATCATATTAAAGATCCTGCAGTTCTAATTCCAACACCAGAAGGTAAACTTATGTTTGCTAAATGGTTGCCATACGCAGATCTTAAAAATGGAATTACCCTAGAAGAACGATTTGTTGTGTTCTCAGTTCTTCCTCAAAAGGATCTAGAAGATCATTTCGTTAGTGTCATCGTTGGTGGTCTTTTCGTTCCTCAGAAGAAAGTGGTAGATGCACCACTTAAACTTAGTGTTTAATATAAAGTTCTAAAATACAACTTGAGTTTATTCCCGTAGCTCAGTTGGATAGAGCATCAGATTTCTAATCTGGTGGTCGCTGGTTCGAATCCAGCCGGGAATGTTTGGAAATCGTATGAAAAAAAATCTTGTTTTTAATTTGTTTATCGTTAATTGCTTTGTTAGTATGACGTTGCTGTTATGCACATTGGTTGTCCAACCAATGTTTTGGGTGATACTGGTTGCAGCTTATACGTTTATTAGTAGTATATTTTCTTTCTTTATGTGTAATGCTCTGCAAAATCAAATGACAGAAGATGACATGAATACAGAAAATACTTTTAGAGATATTTGGTATGAATTAAACAAATGCGTAAAAAGCAAATAATATAAATATTATGAATGTTTTTAGTTACATTTAAATACGGATTTGATTCTCTTGGAGGTTGGCCGAAAAGAGAATTAGAAAAATTTAATACGTTATGTGCAATAAAGAGTTACGAAGTCCTTAGGGATGACGTAACTCTTGTTGTTTCTATTAATGATATAGAATCTGTGGAAACTATAAAATATAAAATGTTAATAATGTTTGAGTTGTTTTCTACAAAAACAACCAAATTATAAGTTATCTTGAGTTCATAGATCTAGCAGATACTGAAGCTACAGATTTACTTAAGCTATCTACAGTCTTTACCAGCGTTTGTATGTCTGTTAGATCGTTTGCTGTTGCAATTAATTTTGTTGCTGCAGTTACGCATATACCTTGTGGAGTAAATATAGTAGTTTGTTGTGATTCATTCCTACAAGAACATTGTGGTTGGGTTTGATTATTAAAACACCTAAGTATAACACCATTATCTTGTATAGTACATGAGCCTATAATAGAATCGTCCAATTTTACTACATTATCAGCTTCGTTTAATTTTTTGACTAAAATGCCAATAAACGTAGGCTGCGATATTCTATCCTCTTCTGTTATTTGACCCGAGATTATAACAATTTCTTTTCCTTCGCTATCCACTGAATATTCTAATATTTCGTAAGCGGTATTGAATTTTTGTAATTGTATATAATCACCAACGACTGCGCCTAAATATGAAAAGGAATTTTTAGTATTTATTCCTAATGTGTTGATTATTTTAGTTTTCTTCTCTATAGGAACTTTGCTATCAATTGATGTTAATGTAAATGATGGAGTATTATTGAAAGCTTTCTTTGTGTATAATACTTTAGAGGTGGATAAAGTTCCAACAGAAGAAACATCAGCAAATATTATTAAATTTTCTATTTTATTAAAAACATAAGATCCTGATAATGTATAGGTTTCTGCATTTATAGAATCATACGACTCAGCATTATCTACTGCAAAAGTTATACCTTTGGTTGCTAATTTCCAAAAATCTAGAAGTTCTGATTCTTTTACTATATTTTTATGATCTGAGAAATCGATCATGACCTTCGTGTTGTTATCATAAAAAGTAAAATTAGGAGTTACAACTATTCCTCTGTTTATACTTACAGTTTCTACTTTCTTTGCAACATATTGTAATCCGTAAAATATACTAGATCTAACCAGAGATAAATTTTTATTTTCTTCTGGTTTTTTATAATTACGTTTTAACTGATTTAGGTTCATTTTATGATGCTATGAAATGTACTGTTTGAGTTCCTGTATTTGATTTAACATAAACTAAAGCAGCTGAATTGCATTCTATGAATATAGATTCTCCTGGATCTAATGGATATCCATCTCCTTGAGCTGTGAGTAATTTAGAATTTCCAATATACACCACGTCAGTGTTTCTAGAAGAACATTTTACATTAACACCACTCTTTAGATTGGTTACTGTAGAGGATAATGGCATTGGAGATGTTGTTGCATCTTTCTTTCCATGAGCAACGGTATTAGATCTTACAATTTCTGTTACTTTAGCCTGTACAGTTCCATTAGCAATTCTATCATTTATTGTAGAAATTATATTCGTATTAGATCGAATAAAAGAAAGTGCTGCGATTAGTGGTTTTGATGAGGATTCTAATGAATCGGTTATGTTACTGTCATCGATAGTCAGAGTACCAGCAATTGAAACTGGCAATTCTTCATATGATACGATTTCAATAGCACCATCTGGCGCAGTTCCTTGTATTATAATAGGAAATGCTGCTGTTACTCCAGTTCCCATTACCATCAATCCAAGAGGACCTGTTGCGTTTGTTACTCCTACAGTAGCACTTATATTGACTGCAAAGGTGATTCCTGTGTTAACTAAACTAACCTTTAAAGCGTCACTGACCATGCCTAATGTAGTTCCGTCAGATCCATATATTCTGGTTAAAACCTTGTCTCCCAAATCCGCACCATATACTGCAACACTATTCGATGCAGCTATTAGGGGTAGTCCATTGATCTGTACCATACCAGTAACACCAACACTGTCTGTCGCTGAGTTAAGATTTCTTCCTCCAGTAATACCCAATAGAATACCATTAGTAGTTCCCTGAACCGTTAAAAGATTTGGAACTGTAATAGATCCCGTGATTCCCATAGGATATCCATTAATACGTCCCTGAACAGATCCAGTGATTCCAACTAGAGTCGATGAAAAGGTAGTTCCAGCAATTTCAAAATAGGTTCCAGCAACATTCTTTGCAAAGAACGTTCCAGTACCTCCCACAGTACCGACAATAGTCGTTGTCATTGCAGTAGCGCCATATAGGAATACAGGCAGTGGTGTAGCGGTATTCACTCGTACGGTTGTCGATTCGTCTCCATATGCAATCTTGGATAAAGAAATATGAGCTGCAGTCAACCCTATGCCACTAGTTCCATAATCTGTTGCTATTATGGCAGTATTGTCATTAGTCGTGATTAAAATATTACTGGTTGTGTCTGGCATACTAAATTCCTTTTTTTATCTTGATATATGTCCTAAACTATATATAATGGTCGTATTAAGAAAGAAGGACATATACATTATGTTTAATACTATAACAAAAGAAGAGTTTTCAAAAAAGGTTGAGGGTAGAGTGAGTGAAACTTCGATTTCATATATTGATGCGGTTCTTGCCGTATTAGAGGATAATTCTTTAGATTTCACAAATGCCAATAAATTGATCACAAAGCCAATCATAGAGAAAATACAACAAGAAGGCAGAGAATTGAATCTTTTACCAAAGAGAAAAAATTGTCTCCCATTTGCTTGACTTTTATTCTATTCTTGCTATAATTACACAATGTGGTGGGGAGTTCCCATCTATTATAAGATCGAAGTAGTTCTTCGTAAACAAAGGAAACCATATGAGTTCATTTAACGATTTCAAAAAGAAATCAAAAACCAGTATCGAACAGTTAGTCAAAAAGTTAGAACAAGACAATACCAAGAAAGATTATAAAGATGATCGTTTTTGGCGTCCAGAGTTGGATAAAGCAAAAAACGGGTTTGCTGTTATTAGATTCCTTCCGGCAGTCAATGGCGAGGATGTTCCGTGGTCAAAACTCTATTCTCATGCGTTTCAAGGTCCAGGTGGATCGTGGTATATTGAAAACTCTTTGACTACCCTTTCTAAGAATGATCCAGTATCTGAAATGAACAGTCTTCTGTGGAAGAGTGGATTGGATGCAGATAAGGATCTTGCTCGACAGCGAAAGCGAAAGTTGAATTACATCTCCAACATTTATGTTGTAAGTGATCCAGCTAACCCACAAAATGAAGGAAAGACCTTTCTATTCAAATATGGAGTCAAGATTTTCGAAAAGATTCAGGAAGCAATGACTCCAGAATTCAAGGATGAAACTCCACTCGATCCATTTAATCTCTGGAATGGAGCGAATTTTAAAGTCAAGATTCGTTCGGTTGGTGGATATGTTAATTATGATAAGTCGGAATTTGATTCTCCGGCGCCATTGTTGGATGGAGATGATTCTAAGTTGGAAGCAATTTGGAAGCAAGAACATCCTCTCAAGGAATTCACGGATGAATCCAACTTCAAGTCATATGATGAATTGAAGAACAAACTCCATGAAGTTCTTAAGGGAGATATTAGGGGTAAGGCTCCAACTTCACCCAAGACTGCTGAGGATGTTGAAGATGTTATGGTTGAAAAACCATCCATCCTAAAGTCTAAAGCACCTAAGCAGGAAGTTGATGAAGAAACAGATGCTTTGGAATATTTCCAAAAACTAGCAGAGGAATAAGATTCACCCCAGTCAAGTAAGAGACCCCACAGAAATGTGGGGTTTTTTATTATTCCTTAGATAATCTATGATGTGGCACAGATGCGTTATTCCTCATAAATTCTCTTAGTGATGTGTACATACTAGAACCTCTGGGGTTTTGATTTGTTTGGCGTTTTGGCGTCTTCTCTCCCTTAGGTTTTAAACTTTCAACAAAAGCTTTCGCCAAACTATCTACTTTATCTTCTAGGTTGTCTTTAGATGGATCTGAAGATTTGTCATCTTTTTGCATTTTTTGATTTTGCATTATAGATGAAGATGTTTGTTCGGTCGAGGTTTTTGTTGTTGGAAGAATTGTATTATTTTTTTGTAAAGTAGTAACTGTTGGTGAATTGAAAACTGCACCACTAGATGAGGTTTCTGTTCCTCTTTCACCAACCATAGCTACTGTAGATTTACCAACAAATCCTCCATCAGCAAATGCCGGAATTAATAATATCTTTTCTTTTTTATGAATTATCTCTTTCGCTTCTGATTTACCAACAAATCTAGATTCAAATGTGTTTGTATTTTCTGTAGGATCTATTTGTACCTTATAATATGATGCATTCCCAAAGAACGAATAATTTTTCGAATTGATTTGATCTTTATTTAATTGGGTTATATTTTCTTGTGTTAGATTATTAATATTAGATATGGATCCTAAATCAATATTTTTAATATTAGATATAGGTTTTATATCTTGTTTTATTATTGTAGAGTCTGATGTAGAG